CAAATTTTTTAATGGGATTAATGAATTATTTATCAAGTTTTAAAGGTGTTGTGACTTATGAATATTGTAAACATCTTTTGATACAAAGACAGCCACATATTGTGTTCAAACATTTAGAACATAGTGATGATTATACTATTGGATTAGGGTTAAAGACTGGGGAAATAAGAAGAGTAAAAACATTTATTACCACATGTATGAGGTTTGGTTCAATAACAGATAGTGACAAAAAAACTGTGATTGCAAACTGGTTTCAAGAATTTGTTTCACTATTTACATTTAATGGAAGTATGACATACCCTCAAATTAAAAAAATGAAAGAAGTGACGAGTGCAGTAACTGGATTAGGTTATTATGAAGATTCAGCAGCAATTGGGAGCAGAGTAGCAGAAGTAATGAGAGTAGGTTGCACAAATGCTGATGGTCTAATCTTTCTAAAAATACATAATTGGTTATTGCAGAATTTATATTCTATGTCACTATTGCAGAAAAATGATTTTTATAGAAGTCAAAATGTTAGCCCTTTTGAAATACCAACACAAGCTTTTGGACTAACTGAATGTTGGCCTTTACTCTATTTAATTTCAGAAGGTGATCCAAATAATTATAGATTAATGCGTTTTTGCAAAAATAACAGATTATTAGAATGGCTAGCATGCACTGAAGGTAACAAAGAACTTTTCGATGATTATGTTGGTATTGACAAGCCCGATTTTCAAAAGTATTTTTCAACTCGTAGATTGAAAAAAGTGAAAGAAATTGTTGGTTTTGATTTTGAGAAATCAAAAGCTTTTCTAACAGAACACCCTTGTTACAAATTTATCAAGCCCAACTTCTCTGGTTATCTGAAGGAGCATTTACTTTCATTTTATTCCCTCAAAACATTCACAGCAGCTTATTTTAGACAATCCAAATTGGCCACACTTTTAAGAATTAGTTCATATATAAGAAAGCCAGCAATTTTTTTTAGAGATGAAAATATTCTTTATACAATTAGAGATTTAATGTCAAAATTTTTCCTAATAAACATTACAGAAGCATCCTTTTTAAAATTTAAAATTGAAGAAAGATTATTAACTGAAGGTTCAATTAATCCCATATTATTCTATGAAATAATAAAAAATAGCAGTGTTAGATGGAAGTCCAGAGATTATACAAGATTCAAAAGTTTTGCAGGCACAATACCTCAACCTTTTGAACAATTTACAGTTGATACACCCGCTGGAGAAATTTTACAAAAATTCTTTTCACCACATGATTATGAAAGGGATGGTCGACAAGCAAGAAGAAATATTGATATTGAAAGTGATTTAAAACAAGTTTCAATTTTAAATGAAAAATTTAATGAAACAGTAACAACTAGTAAGAAGATAAATTTAATTTATAAAATATTATCTAGGGAAAAGAAAAGAACAAGAGCTTGTATGAGTGGAAAAAAGAAAAATACAGATTTTATACAATTTATTCTTACAAATTTTGAACAACAATTTAGCCCAAAAAAAAGCTGTGCTGTTTATTTAATCACTGAATTTAGGTTTTCTGGACCTATTACTCTTCAAAATAAAACTTTTCATTTCCAAGATTCCCATATGACTAGAGTTCAAGCTATAGCTAAAACAATTCTAACATTATGCTTATTTATTTTGCTAAAAAGTAAAGAAAAACAAGTTGCTACTGTGTATGCATATATCAGTAAACTTTTTCTTGAAGAAGAAAAGATTACTGCATGGGATTTTTTGAGAAATTTGACATTAGAGCAGATGGATATGCATCATTTTGCAGCAAATGAAATACAAAGTGTGCTTGTTCTACAAGCTTTAATTGGAAATTCTTTTATTCAAACTGAGTTTTTTGCTAGACAATATACTGCAATCATTTATAAATACATTAAAGCAGCTGAATTTATAGAGGGCAATTATAAAGGTGATTGTATTGTAGCATTTAAATGTTTTGAGGCTAATTCTAAATGTTTTTATTATGATAAGTTAAAAAAAAGTTTATTAATAACAAACACAAAAGTTATTACTAAGAGTTTACTTTTGTATAACTTAGGATTGCATTTTGTCACAAGAAAAACATTAACAAAATGGGAATCGGATAAAATACTAGAAAAACTAAAGGAAAATATGATGTCTAAGAGAGAATTACACGATTTGTGTCATTTAGCATTTAGTGGGACATTTTTTACTATGGCACAAAGGCAAAAATGGTCTATTCTCTGTTTTGATGAAAGGGGATTGTTTTTCCAAGATGTTACTAGAAGTCTTTTCAATAGTAAATTTCATTTACTCCCAATAATACAATATAATGATTTTCTAACTGGAGAGATGGATGATGCAAAACAACAAATATTAAACACAGAATTTACAATTGATAGAGAAAAACTACAAATAAAGACAATGTCAGGCAATTGGACTATTGCAAGATTTTCATTACAAGATTTATATAGTAATTATGAGTTTTTTCAAGGTAGTGATTTAATTTTTCAATGCGTAAATATTAGAGACTTATTAAAAGAATCACACATTCATAAATTATATATTTCAAAAACACCAGCTGATACTGACAGCAGGAAAATTATAAATGCATTATCAATAAATATTTTACCGCCTCCCCATATTAACATATTTTCTCTAATAAATGACTTAACAAAAAGATTTGCTGATTTTTCCAAAATTGCACCGAATGCCTTAAAAAATTTCAAAGAGACAACTTTTCCTAAATTTACATTTGAAGAGGATTTTGCCAGCTCTGATTTAACTGGAAAGCAATTCTCAGAAAAGAAATTGAAAGATTGGGGACAATTTTTAACAAAACAATTCAAAGAATTTGTGCCCGTGATTGAAGTTGAAAAAGAATATAGAGAGCATCAAGAGCAATTAAGTAAAGGCAAAACAACATATTTTAGTGAAGCTGCAATGCACATTATAAAAAAAGAAGGTGGTGAACCTGTAGAATTGTTTGATGAAGATTTAATGACAATTGATGCAAAAAAAAACAAAATAAAAGAAAAAGAAAAAGTGAAAGAAGAAAAAGAAAAAAAAGAAGAAAAAGAGAAAAGTAAAGAACAGGAAGTCCATCTTGTTACAGATGAAGAAATAGAAAGAGAAAGTTTCAAAGATAAAGTTGCCTGGGAAAATGCACCTTTAAGATTTAAATTAAACAATACAGAAAGTAAAGATCAGTTAATTTTTGACTTAAAATCTATGGAAGATATGGAGAATATTAGATTATATCTAGAAATAAATGGAACATTTCTAGATGTTTCAGAGGCAAAACAAATTCTAGAAATATTAAAAAACGAATTGTGCTTTAAAATATTGCCAAATCCTTTGCAAAAAACTGTAGATGATGAGAAGGTATCTGAATTACAAAAGAAATTAGCAAATCTTGAAAGAAATGAGCAAGGCTTTAAAAGAGAATTTTTAAATAGCAAAAAAGAAATAAATAGATTAGAAGAGTTGATACATGAATTAAATCTTAAAATAAAAGGTAATAAGAATAAATTTATGATAGAAAAATACTCTGATGAAAAACGAGCACTAATTAAACGTCAAGATAACCTACAAACACACTATCTAATAGAAGCAGGATATGCTTTTAAAACAGAAGTGGAGGAAATAAAAAGAGAATTGAAATCAACAGAGAAAATAAATTTTATATTAAAAAGACAAGGAAAAATTCAAGAGTGTTTGATTGAAATAAACTTTTTCTTGAACAATCAACCTAGCAAATTTGATTTCATATTGATATTTGAGGAGACTGAAAAAAATAAAAAAATGAGAATGTTTGAAGAAATTAGGGATGAGATAGCCGATTTTATTAAAGACCCGTTAAAATCTTGTGAAAGATCAATATTGTATATACACCCTGAAAATTTAAACGATGCTGCTGATATCATTCCAGGTAGATTTACAGAAACACCTTACTCATATTTTCCAAAATTAATGGCAGATGATATGAAAAGATACAATACTGAAAAAGCTGAAACAAAAAAATTGAATAAAGAAAGAGATGAATTAGTAAAGAAAAAAAAAGCTGGAGAAAATGTTGAAATACCTCCAATAATTCCCAATCCAAAAGATCCAATAATGAAGTTTGACCCTTCAAAATTTGAACCCATAACTGAAGATGATAAAGTAATTCAGAGGAAAAATATTGAAGGTAGAGAGAAACAAAATTATTATGATAAATTATACCGAAATTTAGGTTCTTACATACATTATACTAGAAAAATAACAGATGATATTAGCACTTTTGTAGAAATTGATTTTGAAAAAGCAATAAAAAGCTTCCAAGGCATTTTGCCTGAAGAACCTTTTAAGACAGCAACAACTCTAAGTTTTATACATTTAATGAGGAATTTCTTTAGATATGATTATTTACAATGCCTAAATTTTTATGATATGTATAGAAATAAAGAAAGACATAACA